TGGCCAAAAGGTAAAGTAAAAGGCTTTGGCGAGTTCGGTGGTGGTGAAAGTTCTTATGAAGGAGTAGGACCAAAAGAAGAGGGAGATATGGTAATACATACAGACCCTAACTGCCCATGCTATATATTAGACCAACAGAGTGGCAATATAAAAGGTGGAAAGAATATGCCACCATTTCAAGGCAAACCACAGAATGATATAAACTTTACATCGGGTGTAAAAGAAATAAATAGAATAGGGTATAATGATAATGGTGGAGCATCTCGTTTCTTTTATTGTCCCAAAGCGAGTAAGAAGGATAGGAATGAAGGATGTGATGAGTTTGAAGTTAAAAGACCTGATACAAGAACAGATACAGGTATGGGTTCATTTACTCAAAAAGGAGTTCAACCACAACACAACTCGCATCCTACGGTAAAGCCAACTGATTTAATGGCATACCTTATTCGTTTAGTTACACCAAAGGGTGGAGTAGTCCTTGACCCATTTATGGGTAGTGGAAGTACTGGTAAAGCGTGTGTAAGAGAAGGTATGAACTTTATTGGTATAGAAAGAGAAGATGAATATATGGAGATTGCCAAGAGTAGAATAGAACACGAACAAAAAAAGAATAAGCACACTCTCTTCTTTGATATATAAATATATACACCCATATACAACTCAAATTGATATGGGTGTTATTATATATAAATAATATAAAATAATTTCATCATGCCATTTCAGAAAGGACATAAGTTAGCCAAAGGAAGACCTGCAGGTGCTCTAAATAGAAGTACCGAAGAGATGAAACTTACTCTAGCCAGAGCAGTAAATAATACATTGAATACTCTTACCAAAGATTTGGAAGAGATAAAGAAAAGAGACCCAGAAAGGGCTATTGATATTGCACTTAAAATTATGGAATACACACTTCCAAAGTTGAGTAGAACAGAAATGAAGGCAGAGATAGACCAGAGGATACATTCCATAAATGTAAACATAACAAAGAGTGGAAGTAACAATTGATACAGCAATTACATTTGAACACCTAATAGAATCTACTAAAAGGATTAGTCATCACATTGGTGGGACTCGTAGTGGTAAAACCTACTCAATCCTTCAATACCTGATTGTAGAGGGGTTTAAGCAATCAATTGATATTACCATAGTAAGAAAGACCGTGCCATCCTTAAAGCGTACGGTAATGAAGGATTTCAAAGACATCCTAACCAAACTCGGTATCTATTCTGAAAATCAATTTAATATATCAGATAGGATATATACATTCCCTAATGGAACACAATTCCTTTTCTTAAATACAGATGACCCAGAGAAACTACGAGGTGTTAAGAGTGATATACTTTTTATAGATGAAGCATCAGAGGTAGATGAAGAAAGTTATTTCCAATTATCAATTAGAACAACAGGAAAGATAATCCTTGCATATAACCCAACTATATCACCATACCATTGGTTAAGGCAGATGAGTGATTGTGATAGATATGTAACTACTTATCGCGATAATCCTTACCTACCAAAAGAGATGGTAAAAGCAATTGAGGACTTGCAATTCAAATCACCAAAGAAGTGGACAATCTACGGCCTTGGAGAATATGCTGCTAATGACCGTGCAATATATCAATTTGAGATTGTTGATGAAGTTAAAGGAGAGTTTGTTGGTTTCGGTCTTGACTGGGGTTGGAATGATCCAACGGCTATGGTTGCTGTTTTTAGAGATGGAGATAACTTGTATGTTGATGAAGTAATATATGAATCACATTTACGAGTAGTTGATATAATAAACAAACTAAAACAAATAGGAATAGAACGAGACGAAATATGGTGCGATAGTTCCGAACCAAGAAATATTGAGGAACTATATCGTGCAGGATTTAATGCAAAAGCAGTGGTAAAGGGTGCTGATAGTAGAAGGTTTGGTATTGGTGTAGTTCAGAACTTTAAGTTGCACATTACTAAACGAAGTCAGAATGTAATAAATGAAGCATATTCTTATGAGTATGCAGCAGATAAGTATGGGTATGTAACCGAAGTTCCACAAGATTCATTTGACCACTCAATGGATGCAATGAGATATTTGGTAATGAGTAAGTTGAGTATAAAGAAACAAAGTGCAGGGAAATATAGTTTTAGTATAAAGTAATTTAATATGCCATATAAAGATAAAGAAAAACAAAAGGAATGGGCATTACAGAATAAAGAAAAGATAAGAGCTCATAAAAAAAAGTGGAGAGATAATAATAAAGAGTATCACAAATCCTATGATTTAGATGGTTATTTTTATGTTTATCATTTAGAGGATTACAATTATATTGGTGCAACAAATAGTATAGCAAGAAGATTTAGGAATCATAAATCAGAGTGTGGTAGAGATTGCACTAATTACAAAATACTACACAAATGTGAAACAAGAGAAGAAGCATTGGAATTAGAAAAAAAATACCATGATATGGGTTATGAAGGCAAACATTCAAAAAATCTATACAAATAATATGAAAGAAGATAGAACATGGGATGAAGAAGAACTACGAGAGTTAATCTTATTCGCACAATCCTTACGAGAAGAGAATGAAGAGTTAAGAAGTAAAATAATCGTAATGGACCAAATGGTAAAGAAAAGAGAAGCAACCCTTAGAAGGGCAAACACATACATTAAAGTATTGGAAGAGAAACTAGCAGAATCAAACTTCCCATATATAAACCTAAACTAATATGAGACAAGAGATAAACATAAATCTACCAGATAGTTGGAAAGATATATCATTACAAAAGTATTTGGAATTACAAAGAGATTTACAAAACCATGAGGATGACCCTATGGCACAATTCCATTATACCATGCATCATCTATGTGGTATTGATGTGAATGTCATAATGAGTATGACACATGAATCACACGAGAAGATTAAAAGAAGTTTGGATTCCCTAATGCTAAATCAGGAAGTTCCATTACAAAGACTAATCACAATAGATGGTATAGAATATGGGTTTGAACCAAACCTATCCAAGATTAGTTATGGTGCGTATGTAGATATTACAAAGTATGATACTATTGCAATTGATAACAACTGGGCTAAGGTAATGTCAATCCTTTATAGACCAGTAGTAAGAAAGAAAGGAGAAAGATACGAGATAGCATCTTATCAAGGCCATGTAGATGATGAACTTTTCCTTGATGTAGGAATGGATGTACATTTTGGTGCATGGTTTTTTTTTATCAATTTGCAAATGGACTTACTGAATTATACCCTGAACTTTACGAATCTGACGGGACTTCCACCCAACATCAAATCAATTTTGGTAAAAAGTGGAAAGGCTATTCGTCAATCTTTGACCTCGCAAATGGAGACATACAAAAAATTGATGAAGTAACTGAATTACCATTAGAGCAGTGTTTGTTATTCTTATCATATAAGGCAGATAAACAAACTTTAGAAAACATATTACATAGAGAAGCAATGAGGAGTAAAGGGTAATACACCTTTTACTCTTTTTTGTGTTATAATCTAAAAGGATTTTTATATATGGCAATCTGGTCAAATAGTAAGTGGAGTAATTCTCGTAACGGCAATCTTCGTTATTCAGTTAATAGAGAGAATGCTTCTGGCATTTACATCGGTCCAACACAAGGTCTATCTTCTCCAAAGAATAGTAGGAGAGGATGTTTGTGTTTACACGAGGATATATACCATGTGAAATGTTGTAATGGTGCCTTGATGGAACAAGGTATTGGTGTAATCCAATCAGCAACAAGAACCAAAGGTGGGGCATTTGATGATGGTTACTCTGGCGGATTTGATATAGTATTAAACAATGAATAAGGATATATAAAAGATATGAGTGAATTAACTAAACAAGCTCTTAAAGTAGAGAATAACCAATCATTCCCAAATAACAATGCAGGATTGATTACTCCAACTGCTCTACGAGGATTTAATGAAGATATGATTGACTCAACGGTCAATCAAGCCGTATATACTGCAGATAGTGCATCATTTAATAATAGAATAAATGCCATTACTGGTAGTGGTGGAAGTGTAAATACTGGCTCCTTATTAACTACTGCATCTTTTGATAATGGAACAAGAAACTTGACATTTACAAAAGGTGATAGTTCCACTTTTGCAGTGAATATACCTGATGTGAGTGGTAGTGTATTACCAAGTGGTGTAGTATCTGGTTCATCACAAATCATTTTACAACAAACTACTGGTAATTTAAGTGGTAGTAGAATAGATGGATTAGTAGTTAGTGCATCAAATGCATTGACTGCATCTGAGGCAAGGAATGTAGTAATTATAGCAAGAAATGGAAACCCATCTACACTACCAGCAGGAACGGTAGTTCACATTACATCTGCAGTAGGTGATAATCCAATATTCAATACTGCATCATACGATACTGAAGCACTCTCATCTAATACATTAGGTATATTGAGAAATAGTGCACCAAGTGGAGCAGATGTGGAAGTTGTTGTAAATGGTGTTGTAGTTGGAGTAAATACAAACCCAGCATTAGGATTTGTTGCAGGAGATATAATTTACTTATCATCTGGTGGTGGATTTACAAGAGTTCAACCACAAGCACCTAATCAAATAGTAGCATTAGGACAAGT